GGATCCGTGGCGCCGCGGGCGTCGATGTTCCAGTGATGGTGCGTATCCCCGCCACCGAGCATGCGCGCTGTGTCGCTGGCGTTGGTTACGCGGCTCGAGCTGCCAACCGACACCAGCTCCGGCCCACGCTCGCCGGTGAGATAGAAGCTGCCCGGGTCCATCACCCCGCCAGCCGCTTGCCCACCGCCAAAGATCTTCGAGAAGAATCCGCCGATCGTGGAACCGCCGCCGCCGCCGCCAGAGCCCGACGAGCTGCTGAAGGTTTGCAGCGGGTTGAAGCCGCCGCCATCAATTCCCCCGTCGACGCTCTTCACATACATCGGATTCCCTTGCGTGCCGAGCTTGCCCGGCCCATGCAGCCCAGGGATCAAGCTCATCAGCTTTCCCTCGCCAAACTGCAACGCCGACTTCGACGCATCGGCGAAGATCGGCTGCGTCGCCTTCTTCCAGTCGCCACGGCGGTACTGCGTGGTCATCAGCTGCACCAGCTCGCCGTTGATGGAGCTAACTGCCTTCTCCCAGAGCTGACCCATGGCTGACTTGAGATCGGTTGCGCGCTCGATCCAATCGTCGAACATGGTGGTCATCTGATGGCTGAAAGTTTGCTGCTGCTGAAGATAAGTGAGCGACTGCCCAGCAAGGCTCAACCGGCTTTGAACATCGATGAGTTGGTTCTGTAAAACCTCCGGGTTATCTTCCGGCTTACGCAACGCCGGCGCGATCTGCAACATCGCGGCGCGCTTCCCCTGAAGATCGTTGAGCTCAGCTTTAAGCTTGGCCACCGCGTTCGCCTGCGCCAGCACTTCTTCAGAGCCCTTGCGCATCAGGCCGGACTCTACAGCCTCTTTGACGTTGAGCTCCTGTTGCGCCGCCGCTGCCTCGCGCAGCAACTCCGGGCGTCTATAGAGGGCGGTCATTCCAGCCGCACTGCCCGCGGAGGCATTCTTGTTTTCAGCATTGTCTGAAGCGAAGGGGTTGTTTGCTTTGAAAGCCTCTTCAGAGACCTTGCCGAGATCAGCCACTGCGTCGGCATACTCCTTCAACTGCTGCTTCTGCTCGCGGAAGAGAATTTGCGAAAGCGGCCCAAGCTTGGCCTGGATGAGCCCGTTTACCGGATCACCAAGGCTGGTACCCTGAAACATCTTCCCTTTCCAAAAGTCGCGCTCGTCGGCGGCCGTCATCTCATGCAGCGCCTTCTGCTGCGCGAGTTCATTCTCCATCACCTGCAGACGCTCCGCGGCCTGGCGCTTCATCTCTTCAAGTGCGGCCTTCGCCTGCTCAGAGGCCGCCTTGAGGCCCTGATCTTTAGCAAGATGGCCGCCTTCCAGAGTAGAAATGTCCATAAGCATAGCCTGGTTGCGCATGGCCTCGAACTGATGACCCGCAGCGCCGTAAATGGTCATCTGCGCGCCAGTGCCCTGGGCCGCGGTATTAGGCGAATCTCCAATCGCGAGCAGCCGTTGCTGGGAAGCGTTCAGGCGGTTCCAGTTGTCCTTACTTTCCTTGATCGCTGCGTCGAGCGCGGCAAGCCGTTCAATCTGGGCTTTCTTATGGACCGCATCGATCTGGTCCCTGTTCTTAGCCCCCTGCATCGCCTCGGTTTCCGCATCATCGATAGCCTGGATCGCGTCAAGGTGCCGCTGAATCATCCCCGATGCGCCGGCAGTCTGAGCTTCGCCGCTAATCAGGCTGCCGAATGCCCCGATGGTTTTTTCCTTGAGGAGTTTTCCCAAGCTCTCGATGTCCCGACCGAGGGCCGTCGCGAGCTTGTCCGCCTCGACGCGTGCCTCCGCGAGGGCGATCGCAAGTGTGTTGACCGGTTTATCCTCGAGCTTAGCTATCTGCTCAGCGATGCGCGCATTCGACAAAGTAAGTTCGTCGTTCGATGCGATCGTGCTGAGCCGCATCTTCTGCATCGCCTCGCCGATTTCCCCGGCGACGGCACGGTTTTTTTCGAAGAACTCATAGGCTTTCTTTCCCGCCTCTACGAAGGCCACCCCAATACCCACTACGGCGGCCGCAGGGAACGCGGCAGCCATAAGAGGGGCAACGCCAGGGAGCTTAGCAAGGAAAGATGTGAGATGCCTGTTTAAGTTGATCCCGATCTCCTCACCTACCTGCTTGATGCCCGCGCGAGCCTCCATCATGTCAGACTTCATCTGCTGCGAGGCGGCGCGCACCGACGCCTTGGCGCGGTCGATCTCTAAGCGCAACTTGGCCGTGTTCGCATCCATCATCAGTTCAACACCAGCTACGACTTCATTCGGCATTGAGGGCCTCCGGGTTTACAAGTGGCAACGGCGATGCGCCAGCGATAATGCGCCAGGTATTACATTGAGCAAAAACGTCGGCGCCGGTAACGGGCTGCTGCTTTACGGGCGCGCGACGGTGGGATCTTAAGCGAACGAAATCTTCGGGGCGTAAGGCCTTCTTTGGCGCCCCCATACTGAAGTTAGCCGTGACACTCGCAAGTATCCCGGCGAGCTGAGCGACGCGATCCTGCGCCTGCACGTGGAGCTCGTGGAGCGCATAGAGTTGCCGAAGCGTTATCCATCTGAAGTCCGACTCACTCAGGCTCAGATGCCGCGCGACGGCCCAGTGGTGCTCCCACCAATCTTCCCCGGTCAGGCCTTCGAAGGGTCCGGGGCGCCATCGGCCGCCCCTTTCTGCTCGGGTATTGTCTTATAGAACGATTGCCAGACAAACACGCAAAGGTCATCCATATTATCCGCGTTGAACCAGCCCTTGACAGTTTCCATAGCGACTTCAGGGTGGTGCGCATGCAGCCCCGCAAAGAGCAAGCATGCCATGTTGAAAACGGTGGGCTTTATCTTTTCAACCGCAGGGAGAATGCCGGTCCCCTCCTCAAAGCCTGATATGGCGTCGATACCGTAACGCAGCCGATAAGTAACGCCGTCCATCCCCATCTCGGTCTCGCGCGCGGCCGAGTCAAACATCGCGATCTTTCTTTCAGTCACAGTGCCCCTCCAATAAAAAAGCCGCCCTGGGGCGGCTTTCGCTAGATCAGAATCCGATATCTCACCGGGCGGTAGCGACGGAATAGAAAATCGCGGCCAATGTCCCGAACATCAGGTTGCCTAAGAATACGGCGAAAACGGCTTTCCAAAACGTGAGCGGGGCGACCTCGGCGGCCGCGCGGGCACGCTCCCCATGTTTGGTTTCACGGTCTTGCTCGCGCAAATATTCCGCCTGGCGCTGCTTCAGTTTTTCGTCCTCGCTAGGTACAGGCTGAACATAAAGAGACGAATGCATCGGACCCCTCCAAGGCAGTCAGTTTACATCGAGCTGGCGCTCGCGCGATAGCAAAAACGTGTTAGGCCGCCCTACTAGCCCGGCGACCGGCCTTCTTCCAATACGCCCGGATGCGCAGCTCAAGCTCTTCGGCAAAGGCGTGCACGGCGGCTTTATTGTACTGATCGAACGCCGGCCGGAGTACCGGATGCGCAGGAACATGCCCGATGACATGGCCGCCCTTGCCGCGACGGGACCGCTTGCCGTTTGTCCATGCGATCGTTCCGCCCTTCACAAGAAGGTGCCCGCGCTCAAGCCAGCGCATGACATATGCGGTAGTGGGGCCGGCGCCGATGAAGCAGCGGCGGCCCGTTTTACCGATAGCGACGCGAATATCCGCCTTGAGCATCCCAGGCTTCAGCTGGTTGCTTTCACCTGTCGCCCTATCCGTATCCACCGGGCATTTCGCCATCACGCCGAACATGAAGACCTCAGCCCCCGCGGCAACCGCCTGCTTGAGCATCTTATCCTGCACTTCGAGCGCAAAACTCCCCAGCCGGTCCGCGAAGCCGTCGAGCTCGCTGGTGTCGAGAGTGATTCCGTCGTCAAGCATTTCTAGTTACCCACGTTGAAGCCCAGCGCTTTTTTGGCGGCTTCTGCCTTTTTAAGGCGTTGAACCGCGGTTTGCAATTCGCCGTCGAGGGCGAAAACTGCCTCGATGTTCATAGCCTCGACCGTGGCTGGCAGATGCGCCGCCAGCTCCATCCTGGTTTCGACGGCCGCCCGCTCCATCCCCGCGTCGTCGCGACGCATGCGGGTAAGCAGGTGCTGCACTTTTTCCACGCGCTTGCGCCACTGCTCAGCCTTAGCTCGAAGAAGGGCAAGATCGTCCTTAGCTTCTTCGAACTCAAGTAGCGCGGCGGCGCGGATAGCGCGTTTTTCGTCTTCACTCATTGCAGAACTCCCTGCGATAGTTTAGCTGCCCAGGGTGATGGTAATCGGCCCGGTGATGGTGAGGGTTGCGGAGAAAGGAATCTCCTTGCCGGTTTCCGACTCGCCGATCTCCCACTCGGTGACCAGGGCGTTGAAGACCACCACGTCGCCCTCGACGGTCTGGCCGCCGGCCGCGTTCATGGGCTCTTCGACCAGGAAGCCGAACGCGTCGCCGTTGGTGGTGTTGGGCGCGACCAGGAAGGCGGCGGCAAGCGCGGTCTGGCCGGGATCGGCGGAGGCGTAGAAGCCCTCGATCTTGCATTCGCCGTTGTCGATCAGAGTCTTGCCCTTGGTGCGGCCGGTGTTGGGCGTGTTGAGATCGGTCTTGTCCCAGGTGCCCCACTTCGGCTTGGGCGGCGTGATTTTGTTGACGAAGTTGATGATGGTGCCGCCGGACACGGTGCCTGCTGCGATGGTGACAGGCGTTCCCTGCGCGGTAGCGATGTAGATTTTGCTGGAAAGGCCGATCTGCGGCTTGGCGGTCTGCGTCATGACGTAGCTCCTTGTGGGTTGAAGTTAGGCGGTAGGGTAGAAGTGCACCATGTAGTCAGTCGTGGTGCGGTAGGCGCGGGCGTCCTGCTCGAACAGTTCCATGGAGTGCGCAACAAAGATTCCAGCGACGCGGGTGCCGTCCGCGAGCTGGCCGAAGTAAAGGTCGAGCACGGCGCGGATCGCGGCCTGGACAGCCTTGGCGGCCGCGTAGCTGGCGTTATCAGGCCCTCCCGACCAGGTATCCACCTGGATGCGTTTAACCTCGATCGCAGTCCCGGCCGGCAGCACGTATTCCGGCACGTCGCTGATGACCTGGTACGTGGCGCAGGGCCATGCGGGGCCGTTGGGTGTGCCGATGTTGTCGGGTAGCACAACCGGGTAAAGGCGCGCTGGGTTGCCGATAAGAGCCTGGACGCCGGCATTGGCGGCTACGAGCTGGGCGATGCCGACTTCAAGCATTAGCTGGCACCTTGAAGCTCGATGCAGGTGAGATCGAGCACGCGGTTGCGCTCGAGGCGGTTATTGACGATCTGCACGATGTAGACGTGCGCACCGAAGAAGCAGCGGTCGCCGGCGGCGATGCCGGGATGAAAGCGGAGCGTGATGCGCCAGACCGCCTGCGCGGTGAAGGCGTCGGCCTGGTAGAGCTGCTGGCCGCTGAGGTTCTCAACCCTGGCGCGCGTAGTGAGATACGGCGTCCAGGTATTCAGCGGCTGGCCCGAAGTATCCTGTGTGGCCGAGCCGCGCGAGAAGCTGACCTGATGACAGAGATCGCCGGCGCGCAGCGACGGGCTGATCTGCGATTGAGTTAGCACGGCCGGTAATCCGTCCATTCGACAACGTGCGGGCCGAGAAGGGCGCGAACACCCTGCGGCAGATCGGCCATCTTCAGGTCCGTAGTGGCTTCACGGTTGCGGTAGAAGTGGCCGACCAGCAGCAGCGCCGCCTGGATATCCGACGGCGCAGCGGCAATGTAATACGAGACGGTAAGCGTGCCGCCGGCCTGCGCTGAGGGCAGCGTGAGCGTAGACTGCCCGGGAACCAGCGGCGGCGGGTAAGCGATCGACCAGCCCGCCACAGGGGTGCTGCCATTCACAACCGAAGCCACGCCCGTAACCGAGGCCTTAGCCATCTGATACTGAAACGGCGAGCTGATCGGCACGGTGAAGCTTTCAGTGACGAGCGCGACGTAGCTGCCAGCTTGCCACTGGATGGTGACCGACCCGGGCATGTAATTGCCCTCGAAGGGCCACACCATGCCGCCGCTGGCAGCCTGCGACGGAACCAGGCGGCAGGGGATACCCGTGAGATCGGCCTGGTACTGAGACGGCACGAGCGTTTGCGGGTTGCCGTCGCCATCGATATACCCGATGGAATTGATGGCCAGCGCGCGGCCCTTCGGAAGATCTATAGCCAGGCGGTTCCACATGCCGCCGTAGACGGGCCAGTTCCACCGATCGGCCGGCGACGGGCTATAGTCGAAGCTCGCAGCAAGCGGGAAGTTATCGATGGTGCGCTGCCAGGTCTGATTGAAGAATGCGCGGTTGCATACAGCCTCAGCCTGGGCGCGCGCTGCCGGAATGTAAACGCCGAAGAGCGGGTCATCGCCGAAGAAGCTGGCGTCGACGCCGCAGTGCAGCTTGGCCAGGACGAGCGAGACGGGCTCCATGACCGGGCCGGCGAGCTGCGTGAGGTTTAGCGCCATCTAGCGATTCTCCTTCGGCGTGCGCACGGCGAACTCAGGCGCTCGCTTTGCGGGCACCGCGAGACCGGCCTTGACGAGCTCCTTGCCGAGCTTCGCTTCGGGATAGAGCACGTCGCCTGGCCGAGCAGGGCGCGTGCAACCTTCAGGGCGAAAGCTGTCTGCGGCAATAACTACGGGATTCTTCATAGAAAACCTCGGAAAGGGAACGCGGCGGCGAGAATGAACCGCCGCGCTGGAGGATGCGGTTGGGAGGTTAGACCTCCGTGAGAGTGACGCCTCGGGGTGTGCCGACGATATACCAGATGCCGCCGGCCGCAACGAGCTCGATGTTGTTCCCGACAGCCGCTGCCCAGGTGAGCGTGTCGTCCGCACCGTCGACCTTGTTGGCCGTCAGGGTCACCGTGTATGCAAATGCGTCTCCGGCGACGATGGAGAGACGCATGCCATCGTTACCGCCGGAGCCGGGGCTGCCCGAAACAGGCGTTGCCAGTGTCATGGCGGCGGCGGAGCCGGCCTTCAGGAAGACCGTGCCGGCCTGCAGCGCGATCGCACCCGCCGCGGTGAGTTTTTGGAAGTTACCCCGGGCGCCGTCGATCGCGCCGAGCGCCAGGCAGACCAGCGCGAAGTCCGTTGCGCCGCCGCCGTAGTCCGGAGCGCCGGTGGTAGGCACCACGGCACCGGAGTTGGGAAGTACAAGAGTGTGAGACATGGTTTCCTCCTTGGAAACAGGTTTCGGTTGTCGGCGGTCAGAGATCAGGAATCAGGGGCGCGGGCGCCCCTGACAACCGAAGGCTGCTTAGGAGTGAGTCTGCAGGCCCACCAGCGGGTTGGTGCCGGGGTTGGTTGCATAGCCGCCGGCGCGGGTGTAGGCCAGGAACCCGACCATCAGCTTGGTGGCAAAGCGCTCATCGAGCCGCTGCACAACCATTTCCCCGTCAGTGCGGAGCAGATAGCCCTCTTCGGCATCGCCGAACAGAACGCCTTGCGCACTGGGCGTGGTGCCGATGGGCATGTACGCGGAAAGCTTGATCGGATAGCCGAGGATCTGATCGAGCATCCCGCTTTGCGGGTTGGGCTGAAAGAGCGGCCGGTTGAGGGTATCGAGCAGGCTGGCCACGTAGACGCGCGTGGACTTGTGCATGTACCAGGCCGCGTTCTCTTCATAGACGGGATCGAGGAGACCTTCCGCGTTGTTGAAATCAAGGTATCCGGGCCCTGCGTTGGTGGAGGTGATGGTGTAGGTGTCGGTCCCGAACGTGTTACCCTCGCTGCCGCCGAAAGGCCCCGCCAGGATGCTTGCGATATTCGAGCTGTTGCCGTTGGCGATGAAGTTCTCAAGGCCGCGCGCATAGCGCTTAGTGAGCCGGTCGCGGAAGATCGACGCGAGCGGGAAGGCTGAATCCGCGAGCTCCTGCTTGGAGATCAGGATCAGTGTGGCCAGCGTGTCGGTGGATCCGACGAAACCGCTCAGCATCGGATCGGTCTCGGTGACATCGGTGTTTTCAGCCATCACCGTGATGGTGTTGGCGGTGTCGTTTTCCAGCCCGATCTTCATGGGCGCGCCATTGCCGGCGGTGACCTTCTTACGGACAGAGCCGACCAGCGAGCCGATGAACTTCTTACCGGAGACGAGCTCCGGATAGAACTCCTGAGGCACGATGTAAGAGCCGGTGCCAGCCTCGGTGATGTCGCGACGCTCGCCGCCAATCACGATGGTGCGGGCGGGCGTGTCGCGCCGGCCGCGGGCAAAGGCCGAGCGCTCATCCGGAGTGCACATGGTGGCAACGCCCTGCTCACCGAAGCGGAGATAAACCTCGACCGAGTTGGTCAGAAGCTTTGCATCGCGGACTTCGTCGCGGGCGGCGGGATCCTCGGTGCCAGGGTTGGGGCGCGGCGACGGGGCGATGCGGCGCTGCTCGCTTTCGAGCTTATCTGAGCGCTCCAGGTCGACGAGCTGCTCAGTGATGAGATCGGCGTCGTCAAGCATTGCCGCGCCCTGGGCGCGAAGTTCCTTCGCGCGAGCGGTCTCTTCTTTGGTGCGGCCGGCTTTGGCTATGAGCGCGCTCGCCTCGGCAAGCACCTTGCTTGCCTCTGTTCCATGCTGGCCGCGCAGCAACTGCAGTTCTGCTTTCGTTGGCATGATGCCCTCCTTGGGGCGAAAGGTTGATGGTTGCGGTTGACCTGCTTGCGGCGCGGCCGTTCACAGGAGAGCGTGCGGATCCGCGCGCCATTGAAGGCAGCGGCGCTCGGCCGCGGCGGATGAAGTTAGAAAAGGATCAGGCGACCAGGCGCGGGCCGGGCGCGTGCATGTGAGCCCTCGCGCGAAGTTCGAGGGCGGCGAGCTGCGAGCGCTCGCAGCGGCAATTGACTTCGTCGCCGCATGCGCCCGGGCCGCAGTCATCGCAATTACCGTCGGCGCAGGCGTCGCAATCGCACTGGCATTCCTCGTCGCGCTTGACGCGGGCAACCCTGAGCAGCTTAGGAACCGAGCGAACGTGAGCGCGAACCTCGCCAGGCACGCCGTCTGGCCACTGAGAACGAACGCCGACGCTGGTATCGGTGTACGCCGGGAACGTCACAGGGCCAACGTCGTAAAGATTCACGTCTTCGATAGTGCGGTAGGTTATCCAGAGGCCGCTGTCGGGATCCTTTTCGTCGCGCCAGCTCTGTGCAGTCACATCGAAAGAGAAGCTGCATCCGTCGATATCGCCGCGCTCGATCATGCGCACCACGTCGCGGCCGACAGTGGTATCGGGATCCGTGTCGCACTCGTAGCCGAGGCCGTCCTGCGAATCCGCCAATCGCAGCGTTCCAGGCTTACTGCGGCCCAGGAGCTGGTTGGCGTCGTGATTGAAGAGGCAGCGCACATCCTGCTTCTCTTTGAGTGCCCGGGCAAAAGCCCCGCGCGCGATGTTCTCCACGAAGCCCTGCCAGAGCTCGTAAGACTGTTCGTAGACGGCGGCGATGCCGGCGATGCCGGGCTTATCACCTTTGACGGCGCGAATGCTTGCGCCCTTGATGAACCTGCGCTCAATCGACATACTCTTCCTCCTCGGCAGCGAGCTGGCGCTCGGCTTGAATTGCCGCGCTCTGGCGCGCGGAGTGGATGTGGACGGCGCGAATAACGCGCCGGAACTCGTCGCGGCAAAGCCGCTCATCGAACACCCAGCCCGCGCCGCGCTTTTTAAGCCTGCGGATCACGGCAGCGACGGCATCGTTGGCGATGCGGCCCGGCGCATCATCGTCGCGGCTGCCGAAGGGGTCGCGGTGAACCGCGCCGTCGGCGATCGACATGATCACAGGGCCCAGCTCTGCAGCGAGCTTTTCAAGGTCAGTTCCCGCGCGGCGGAATGCTTCAACGAACGGCTTGCCATAACGAACCACGTAACGCGCGAGCACGGTGCGCTGCCCTTCATCGAGAGAAGCGCCGGCGGCATCGTCATCGGGCTCTTCGGGTGGGTTGAGCACATCTTCAGCATCGAGCATGTTAAGCGGCGAAAGATAGATATCGAGTGCGGCGCCGCCGGGATTCATGCCAAGGGCGCGGCGTACATCGTTCGCAGACAGCCAGCCCCACTGGCGGCCGAGAGCGAAGCCCTGCTGGGTAGTAACGAAGTCGCCGCGCTGGCGCTCGGTGAAGTCGAACTCAATGACGTAGCGGAAGGCCTTGGGGCCAGACCGCGGCATGAGCTTGCGAAGCAACTCCTGCTCGATCCGGTTGCTGTAAGGGCGAAGCGTGTCGGTGACGAGTTGCAGGGTCTGATTCTCATGGTTGTTATTGCTGAGCCTGGTCGTATCCCCGATAACATGAGGCGGGAGCCCGAGCAGCGCGGCGATGCGCGTACGCGTGAAGCCCTGCGTCGCGATGAACTGGCAGTCTTCCGGAGAGAGCCCCATCGCCTGCAGCTTCCATGCGCCGGTGAGGACCGCGGTGCGGAGCTGGTTTTCGCCGCCGTAGTTGCGCTCGAAAGACTCCTTAATGCGCGCGACCTGTTCATCCTTGACGACATTCCCCGGCTCTGGCGTAAGCATCTGCAATGGAACCGCACCATTGCCAAAGAACCGCGCGCCAAACTTTTCTGATGCGCGTGCGAGGCCAAGCGTCTGGCGCGCCATGGTTACCGGCGAAAAGCCCTTCAATCCATCGAAAGAAAACAGCGGGCAGTGCACCATATCTTCTTTCGCGATGATGCGTTCGCGGCCCGATTCCATGCCTGCCCTGGTCGCGTATTCAAGCCGGCCGGTGCGATTGTTGCGCCGCGGCTCGGTGACGCCGGGCGACAGCGGGTAAAGCCCGCGGCAGCGGCCTCCGTTGTCGCGGATGATTTCCGCATAGCTGTTGCCAGCACAGGCCATGGCGCCGACTTGCGATTCCCAAAAGGGCGGCGCAGCCATCTCGTCGTTCGGCTCGGTGGCAAGCGTCCAGGTGAGATCGTGATCGACGCGCTCCTTGGCGCCGTTATCTTTAACCTCATAGATCACCAGCGGCGATGAGGAAACGGCCTGGGCGAGAAAACGCACGCCGATATAGAAATCGGTGACCTGGAGCGCGGTCTGAACATTGACGATCTCGCCGGAGGCCGTCGGCTCGCCAGCGCCAAGCCAGCCCAGGAACGAGGCCAATGACAACGGAACTGATGGGTTTTCCAGGCTAGTGCGCGACTCGGAAGCCATCGTTGCCCGCTGGTCGGCGAGGAGTTCGGCAAAGATTCCCATGCGGCTCCTAGAAGAAAATCAATTCGTTGCTGCTGGGCGCGGGCACTGCCGCCAACGCGGGGAAAAATGCGTCGAAGAGCGCGCTGGCGGGGTCTATCTTGTTAACCCGGTTTTCCTGCTTGCGCGGGAACACGTTCTCATTGCGGTCGACCTGCACACGGACGCAGGAAACGCCCCAACTCGCGACCGGGTCGCCGTTGTGATGAAAGCGGCCTGAGACTACGGCCGCCTCGACTTCCTTCATGGCGGGGGAGAGGTACTTCACATTCTGCGGAATGGTGAGAACGATGCGCTGATCTTCAGGCGTCTTTTCGTTTTCGCCAAGATGATTGCGCAGGTTTTGTTGCATCTGCTCGGCCTGGAACGGATCGAAGCAGAGGCGCGCATATTTAAATTTGCCGAGATCTTCCTCAACTTCCTTCTCGACCAGGCCGAGCTGGATTGAGTTGCCGGGGTGGCCAACCATCTTGCCGTCCGCGAGCCAGCGCTCGTAGTGCTGATGCGAACCGTCGTTGGCGCGGCCTTCAGGGACGTAGTGACGCCAGAAAGCAAAGTAGTGCCGAAGCCCGTCATCATCATGCTTGACGAAGACCTTGCAGCGCGAAGTGAGATCGACGCGGGATCCCAGATCGAGGCCTTCATAGCAGGGATCTGATAGAAACTCATCAAGCGTGAGCGACGGATCGGCGCAGCGGCGCCATGCTTCCATATCCATCCAGGGGTCGTCTGCATTGCCCCATATGTTGAGGTGCTTCGTTTTGTACGTCGCCTGGCGGCTGGCTCTCTGCAGCGCCTCGGCAAGCTCTCCATCTAAAAACTCGGCCAGGACGCTGATACCGTAATTCGGATTAGCCTCCCGCGCGGCTTCGACGGTTGCCCAGTAGGGAACTTTTCCGCGCGACGTCTCAACAATCCGATCGGGATCGTCGACGGTGTAGATCACAGCAAACAGGCGGTCGTTCGGGATATCGCCGGCGAGAACGCTTTTAACATCCTCCTGGAGTGCGTAGCATGGCGACTCGACGTTGACGCCGGCGGTGGATATAACGATTTGAAGCGGCTGCTGGCGCGCACCCATTCCGGTCTTGGCGGTGTTGTACTGCGCGTCTGTGAGCTGCTGGTGAAACTCATCGTGAATGAAGCAGTGCGGCGAGGGCCCATCGCCAGGATTGCCGATCACCGGCTCAAACTTGCTGCCCTCGTCGATCACATACATCGACTTTTTCGCAACGGAGATGCCGAAGTACTCCTTGAAGCCAGGCGCGCGGCGGGCCATCTTACATGCCGGCGAAAAAACCTCGTGCGCCTGCTTCTCATCGGCGGCGCCGCAGTAGACCTCCGCGCCCGGCTCATCGTCGCAAACAAACATGATGTTGCCGACAGCCGCGGCCCAGATGGTCTTGCCATTCTTGCGAGGCACCAGGATGAAGACCTGGCGGAAGCGGCGCAGGCCGGTGGATTTAAAAACCCAGCCGAAGATCGAGCAGGTAATGAAGCACTGCCAGCCCTCAAGATGGATCGGTTGGCTCTCGCGCGCCCACTGGCCCTTGACATGCGGGAACCGCTCGATCTTTTCGCAATAGCGGCCCGCGCGGATGGCGTCGAACTTAAACTTGAACTCCTCCGATCGAGATCTAACCAGGTCATCGAGATGACGCTGGCAGGCCTGGCGCGCCTCGATGCAGGCGGGGATCTTGCGGGCCACGACATCGCGGCAGTACTGGGCAGCCCGAACCGCATACGACTTCCACTTGGCGCGCTTCGCCGGCTTCGCCTTCGTGCGCTTAGCCGACATATTCACCCCATTCGCCAGCGGCCGTCCTGGTCGGATCGGCAACGCGGACGGAACCCGCCACGCGCGCGCTGTCGACGGGCGTCATACCCATCTTGCCCAGCAGCGTGGTGAGCTGCGAGAAGTCGCCGCTGGTCGCGCGGCCATAGCCGGCGCTGGCGCGGCGAATGCGGTACTTCAGGTGGCAGGCCAGCTCGACCAGGTCGCGATGCGAACGGTTCAACACGCGGCAAACATCCTGGGCTACGAGCTCCTGCCAGTTGAGCAGCAGCGCCTGCAAGCGGGCGTTCGCCTGGGCGCCTTCGGTCCACTCTGCGGGCGGCTCGCCCAGGCCAGCTTTGATCTTCGGCTCGCGAGCACGCGCACGCTTCCTGGCCGGGTTTTTACGATAGCCGGAAGAGAATTCGACCAGCTTGGCCGGGATGGGGTTGCGGCCCATGGGATGCCCTGGAACTGTGGCGACCTCGTTTCGAGTGAAGCAGATGAAAATGGCGCGCTAGAGAGCCCGCGCGCGCTGTTGAGAGTGCTTGCATGAGCAGGTCTCAGGCTAGACCGGGTTGAGGTTGCGACCTCGAAAACTTGAATTCTGTGGACGAAAAAATGTGGTGGGTGCACGGTCTGGGAAACAAACCATCCGTGCAATTTAGACCCCCCTACCCCCTTCGGGAAGGTTCCCAAATCCGCCTTCCATCCTTGCTGCCTTGTAGCTATTGCAGCCCTTGCAAAGCGGCTGGTGGTTCGCCGGATCCCAGAACAACCCAGGATCTTCGCCGCCGTTTGCTGTGTGGTACGGGATGACGTGATCAGGGCACCACGTTGCCATGACCACGTTCGGGTGCCGTTTGAATGGATCAGCGCAGGTAGGATGCTGTGGAATCCAGTGCTTCCTGTACCGCTGCCACGCGCTTGAATGAATGAGCTTCGAGTTCGCCCTGCGCCGCCGCTCCACGGACGCCGCCGGCGACGACGGCGTGCAATCGCTGCAGTACTGCCGATCAGTCGATCGCGGACAACCGACCCGCGCACATGGCTTCGGCGCCATCACTTGCCCTGATTGGACGCTCTACTTACAGCGGCGTTGTAACCATCGCGCCACGATTGGAGCTTCGCCAGCTCAACTTCACCGAGCCCAAGC